TTGTCTGCTCGCTCCGCGGCCACGACTGGAACAAAACCGAGAACCCCGTGCCCGAGGACAGGCAGTTGTATACCTGCGGCCGCTGCGGCGAGACCGCGCTGTACCCGCCGGACTACGACGACCCCTTGGTGCCCGCCGACCAGAGGGACTAACCGCCGGAGGCGCGCCCAACGGTTCCGACAGATGATCACCTTCGAGGAGACGGGGGCCTTCGGCGAGGAGTGGGTGGTGTGCGTCCACACTGACATCGAGCACCACTGGCAGCCGGGGCTCGTAGAACCGTGCGACAGGCGGAACTTCGACGGGGAACTGTTCTTGCAGTGGGTGGACGTGGTGGCGGCGTGGCCCGCGGACTCGGACAAAGAGGACGAGGGCTACGTGGCCGTCGACCACGCCTCGCCGCGGCGGCTGTGAAGGGGTGATGTGTCGGGCGTCGGCCCAACGGAGTCCAACATGGTAGGGCGAGCCAACCGCGAAGCGAACAACTGGACAACCGATGCGGCCGTGGGGGACGGCCCGGCATGAGCGAACCGCTGACCACGCTGGCGCGGCTGATCAACGCCGTCGGCGGCCCGGAGACCATCGTCGCGGTCGTCTCGACGCTGGCGGCGGTGTTGGGGTCGCTGTACAAGACCGGGCGCATCAGCCCGTCGGCGGAAACCGCCTTCCGGCGCGTGGTCTCCGACAAGACGGACATCATCCCGTCGACGAAGGTCGTGCCCGAGGACGACATCAGGGCGGCCGTCGAGGAGGCGGCACCGGACAGCGCGAACATCGACTGGATGACCCTCGACGGGCGGTACTACGCGCCCGACGACGCGGGCCCCCTCCGCAAACTGAACCCCTCGCTGCTGCCGTACCGCTCCGATAGGTTCGACTGCGAGAACTACGCCTTCGCCTTCAAGACGCTGTCGGCGTTGGTCGGCGGAACGAACACGGTTTGCGTGGTGGTCGACTGGGACGGCGGGCACGCCTACAACGCGGTGGTCGACTCCTCGCTGAACGTCCACTGGTACGAGCCCATGGACGACGAGTTCGTCTCCGTGGGAGAGGGGATCTACGACTTCGAGGACGTCGAAATCATACTCTGAGCCCGCCGGCGCGCCGGCAACAACAATGCCAACACCAACAGACTACGAGTTCCCCGTTTGGTTCTGGGACTCCGAGACCACCGACGAGGAGAGGCACGTTTGGATGACCCAGGAGCGGTGCCGCAAGCAGGCGATGAGGCAGCAGACCGCCTACCGCCGGCGCGTCGAAAAGCAAAGGGAAAGGGCCGAGCGCAGGGCGGAGGCGTCCGGCGCGACGGTCGACGCCAAGGACTACAGGTAGCGTTTCGACAATCGTCCGCCGGGAGGCCAACCGTCGTGGACATGGAACGCACCGAAGGCGGATCGCAACAGTACACAGACAACGGACGCAGCGGGGGAGCACCATGTCTATAAGTTCGAAAGCGGCCGTCGCCGTCGGCGGCTTCATACTGACCGCGGTGGGGTTCCGCCGCGAACGCTCGCCCGACCCATCACCGCCGCGCCGCGGCCACGACCCCGACCGGTGCGGCGACCACTTCGAATGCCCTCGGTGCGACTCCGGCCCCTTCTGCGACGTGGAATCGTGGAGCGACCACATGGACGACGAACACGGCACGGAGGGGCCCCTATGAGCGGGGCCACCGCGGTGCCGGCCTCCGCCGTCCGCCTCGAAGACGGCAGCATGGACGCCGTCGAGTCCGCGCTGTCGAGCCCCGGCGACTTTTTCTTGACCTGCCCGCGTCGTGACACCGCGTGCGTCTACAACCACGGCCCCGACAGGCCCGACGACTACGACCCCGGGTGGCTCATGTCTAACCCGTCCTGCGAGTTCTGCGGGTGTTCGCTCGTGTTCGTGCCGAGGGACGACTACAACGGTCCGCCGGACAAGTTCCACGACCTCGGCACCGAGGGCAGCCCGGTGGTGGGCGGCGCGTGACCGGGCGCGACTACGAGCGCAGGTTCGTGCGGGACTGCTCGGAGGAGGGCGTCGAGGTGTTGCTGTCCGGCTCGTCCGGTTCTGGCACCGACGAGGACAGGCCCGATTTCGTCGCCGGCCGCGGAGCGGCGAGGATGCCCGTGGGCGGCGAGATCAAAACCACCAGCAGCGACGCCTACACCATCCCCGAGGAGGAGGCCGACCAACTGCGGCGTTGGTGCCGCCGGTTCGGCGCGGAGCCGGTGATAGTTATGTACTGGAAGGGCCCGCCGGGCGGCAACACATCCTACGGCGGGTGGTGGATACGCGCCCTGGACGCGGTGCGGCGGTCGCCGGCGGAGAACGACGCGGGCGGACACCACCTGCGCCCCCGGCGCGAGGACCGCGGGGAGTGGAACTCGCCGGAGGACCTCATCGGGGGCGGTCCGCTGTGACACGCGACAACGAGGGGAAGACCGCCGGCAACGGGGAGCCGGCCCCGGAGTTGCAGCCCGACGACGTCATCAAGTGCCGGGAATGCAGCGGGCTGGTCCGGCGGATAAACAACCAACACTTGCAAACCAACAGGTGCATGTACACCGACCCGGAGGGCAAAAACACCCACGACCACAAGCTCCGGCCCGACCACCCCGAGACCGTCGACGAGTACAAGCAGAAGTACCCCGACGCGCCCGTGATGTCGCCGGCCGAGAGGCTCAAGTACTCGCGGCGTGCGTCCAACGAGGAGGTCGACAAGCGTCGTCGCGAGATGATGCAGAGGTTGTGGAACGGCGAGGATCTATCCGAAATCGCCGGACACCTAGCCGAGAAGTACGGTTGCAGCGAGTCGAGGATACACGCCGACTACTCCGAGCGCGGCGACTGGCTGACGCGGGTCTACGGCATGGAGGAGGCGGAGGCGATAATGGCGCAGGGGATGGCCCAGAAGAAGGAGGTACGCCAGAAGCTCATGCGGATCGCCAACCGCGCCGAGAGCGAGAACGAGCTTAAGACCGCCATAAAGGCGTTGAAGGCGGTCGACTCCAGCGTCGAGGACGAGCTGGACATGCACATGGAGATGGGCAAGATAGCCCAGGAGGGCGACGACGCGGAGGTGGCACACGACGCGGTCAGGCCCGGCGGCGACGCCGAGACCGAGGAACTCGAAGCCATAGACGAGATCACCGGCGGGGAGGGCGAGGAGATAGTCGACGTCGACTTCGAGGAGGTGGACGGTGATGGGTCGGGCGGCTGACGGCTACCGCGAGAAGGCAAGGGGCTCCTTCCGCGGGGAGTGCGAGCGGTGCGGAGAACCCCTGGAGTGGGACGAGTGCGAAGTGCACCACGTAGACCGCGACCGCTCGAACGACAACGGCGACAACCTCGAACCGTTGTGTATCGCCTGCCACGTCGACGCCCACAACGGGGAAGACCCGCTGTGGAGGCTCGTGGTGTCGATGCCGCGCCCCGTCCTGGAGTCGGTGGACGCCGCTGTCGAGCGGCGCGGCTACTCCTCCCGCTCGGAGGCGGTGGTGCGTGCCGTCGCGGCGGCCTACGGGGACCTCGGCTCGGGCCCCGCTTTCAACGACGCCGAACAGGCGGCCTCGGCGTGGTTCACGGGCGACGACCACACCAAGTGGGTGTCGGACGCGGCCCACACGCCGGGGTGCGCGCCCGACGCAGACGCGGGTGGTGACCGGCAGTGAGCGACGGCACCGCCGAGGACGTGCTCCGCAGGTGGGTCAAGGAGGACCCCACGAAGCACCCGCTGTCGTTCGTGCTGGCACACCAGAACCACGAGTACTCCCCGCCCGCACACCTGCGGGAGATGTACGGCGCGGTGTTCCGGGGTATGTCCCCGCGGTACAACCGCGCCGCCTCGAAGATATCGAGGCTGTACCCCCGCGAGCACGGCAAGACGCAGGCCTCCGTGGACGTGCAGGCGTGGGCCATCTGCAACGACCCGAACATACGCATCCTCAACATGAGCGAGACCGCGGGCCAGTCCTACGACATGCTCTCCCAGATCAGGGACACCCTCGGCATCGAGGACGGCAGGGTTACCGACGGCTCGCTCGCGGACCACTACGGGCTGGAGGTCAAGAAGGACAGCCAGAAGAAGCTGACCTTCGAGCGACCCGCCAGCCACAAGGAGCCGACCGTCCGGGCGGCCGGGTTCGACACCGGCGTCACCGGCGGCCACTACGACCTCCTGGTGTTCGACGACGTGGTCTCGTGGAAGACCCAGCGCACAGAGGGCCGCCGGACGAAGTCCTGGAGGCAGTTCAGCGACTATACCCAGAACCTCGGCAGCGAGGGCGACTCCGTGTTCCTGTCGCTGGGGACGCGGAAGCACCCCGACGACATCTACTCGCGGATGATCAACTCCTTCGGGTGGGACGTCCGCGTCCGGCCGGCAATCTCGGACTGGTCGATAGTCGAGAACAACGAGTTCGAGCTGGTGACCGAGAAGGGCAAGGTCTACGACGGCTCCGAACTCGGCGACATCAACCCCCGCGAGGAGACTATCACCTCCGTGCGGCCGCTTCGGGACGTTGAGGTGTTGTGGCCCGAGCGGTGGCCGCTGGACACGCTGCTCAACAAGTACGTCGGCGCGATGGGCGACGACGGCGAGGGGACACTAATCTGGAAGCGCGAGAACCAGAACGACCCCGACGCGCTCATGGGGCAGGTGCTCGGGGAGTCGATGCTGCACTTCACCGAGGAGTTGCCCGGCGGCGCGCCGATGACCAACAACAGGCTCGACTTCTACGCGGGCGTCGATCTCGGCATCGAGGAGGACCCCTCGAAGGCCGCCGCGGGAGACACAGACTACTGGTCGGTCGCGCTCGGGGGCCACGACTACAAGACGGGCATCACGTACCTCATCGACGTCTGGAGGCGGCGGGGGATGACGCTCCAGAAGGGCATCAACTGGGTGCAAGCCAAGGTGCGGCCCTACGAGGTCGGCGCGGTCTCCGTCGAGTCTAACCAGGCCCAGAGGTGGTTCGTGCAGACGGCGAAGGACGAGGGCATGAACTTCAGGCAGACCACCTCCACCGGCTC